TGATAGCTGGTCCTCGCCCTCAGTTAATGCCGAGGGTGGAGCATGAGGATGACATGTCATCCCCTGCAGGGGTTAAACCCCCGATCTCCCAAATCTAAAAGGGAGATCTCCATCCAAGCTTGATGTCGACGCGCTTGGGACGTCCAGTACGCTCCAAGTGCTCATTATCACTGCTTTCGGCAATGACCATGGAATTCACAGCGCTTGTGTGTTCGAGGTGTTTATTCTCGAGCGCAGGAGTGACCATGTTGAGACACTTGAGGAGGGCACCTACTCCATCGAGAGAATCTCGAGGGGGTTTGGCTTCCACAAAGTAGCCCTTGGTTAAGGGGCTGTGGAAATTAGGGTGTAAGCGCTGGAACTGATATCCCAGCACAGACTCCCTGCCCAACAACGGCGACGTTGGGGCGACGTTTGGGAAAAATCCAAGGATTCTCCTCAAATAGTCATCCATCCAACGTGCAGTCGGCCACAGGCCATGCCAGTAGGCATGGTTTCTGAAGGCGACGGCTTTAATAACGCCGTCTGCGTCCTGCCGCCGTGTAGGGAGTACGGACCGTACCTTGACGATTGAAACGTCATGGCCGTTGAAGTACTCCTTACCGCATGACTCTCTGAACCTTCCGGTCCAGAAAGATTTGCTAACGTTAACTTTGTACCCAAAAGTACTCAGTTCGTTAACGACGGACAGCACATCATCTCGGGGGACAATGATATCATCCCCGAAGACACGCACCTTTCCGCGGAGACCTTGAAGGTCCCTGCGGTTGAGTGTTGTGCTGAGCTCTCTCTCAATCCCAAGAAGGCATAGTGTCAGAAACACCATGTCTTCGAACGGAAAGCAGAGAGCTGAACCCATAGATGCGAACTTGGCAAGGCGAATAACGCCATGACCAGGCACATCAGCCTTTCGCGACCTGCTGGATTGGACAGCCTCAAGCAAATGAGGGTAGTCTTCCAACATGGCACGTACATGCTGATTCGAGACACGATCGGAAGCTTCACTCAAATCGAGTGTGGCTAGATCCCCGCTGAGGGATCCAGCACGAGCCATGTCCTGATTAGGGACTTGGTCGTCTAGTCCGATAGCGTGACGGAGGAAACCATCCTCATCAATCGCGCTACGAATTGCCGCGAGGAGTGACTGCTGTGCAAACTGCATAGCAGTCGGCTCAATCGCGATGATTCGAGGTGTCTTGAGCGTCTTAGGCACTGTAATAACCCTAACGGGTGTTTCAGCGCCGGGTTCGGTGAAGACAAGCTCCTTACCTAAGTCGTCACGGAAGTGACAATTTGGGATAAGAAACTCTTGAGCGGGAAAAACCCGCTCAAGACGAGTAGGCCAAGATCGCAGACGCCACTTACCATTGCTGGTAAGCTTGTCTGCGACAGCGCCTGGCCCATGCTTTCCTTTGAGCCTTCCCCAATAGACATCTCTGTCTACTTTGGAGAAGAGCTCAGAGAAGAGCAAGTCAGAAATGCGCTTGAAATCAGTGAGATACTGAGTATCAAGCAAAGAGTCTGACTCCTTGACTTCACGCTCACACTGAATGTATTCCGACATCGCTCGCCTCTCGCGTGCAGGGCTAACAACCCTGCTAGTGGTCCCTTCACGGGGGTCACTCGGGAGGGCGATCTTGCTGAACATCAACGTTAGTTGACGCAAAGCGAAGATTGCTTCGATGTCAGGTTCACTCAGCAGCACGCCACTGTGTAGATCGAACACACGTTCAAGGAAACCCTTCAGGAATGAAGGGAGACCAGTACGAGTGCCCCGCTTAAAGGCAGGGCAGTCCGAAGGAACGACGTGACCTTGGTCCAGCCATTTTTGGATGGCCTTACCAAAGTCCGCCAGGGTAATCGCTAGAAACGACAACCCCTCGTGTTCAGATCGACTCACGACAGTGTTTATGTCGCGAGTGGCGCTGGTGCAACATCGTACAGCCATTTCATTAGCTGTACAGGACCAGAGTGAGATCAGGCTTTTCAGAGTCCCTCCTATCTTGTAGAAGGTGTGCTCATCCTCAGCCTATCTCATACAGGAGCATACAAGTATGCCCCCGTTGTTCACAGTCTTCTACTCTCCTGTCAAAAACAGGATCTGAAGAAGGCCTCACTGATGATGTAGAGCGCTACGATAACTACATCAGAGACCACGACCACTTTACGTGTCGCGATCGAACTGACATTGATATCCGTAGCTCGACGACCGATTGTGTTTTCCGGGCGTCGTAGGGATCGAGAGGTGCGACCTTGATATAGATCGCTCCGCCTCGCCTCCCTCGCCTCATCATCTCCAGCGTCATCGCCAGGCACGAGGGTGGTTAGTCCTTGCTAGGACTCACCGCCCAAGAGCTTGACGATCTGCTGGTCCGAAGAGGCTGCCACCATGGCCTTGAAGCCATCGTAGACAGCCTTAGCCTCGGCAGCCGTATAGCCGGCCGGCGGGAGGTCGAAGACCATGTAGTAACTCATGGAAACTTCGACATTCTCGTCGTCACGGAACGGATCCGGGGCGATCTTCGAAGTGTCGATCCTCAGGACCCTCCGGGTACGTTTGCCTTCCGTGTGGGAGGCTTTGACCTGGACGGTCCCATCGCCACTGGTGTACTCCGACTCATTGTCGCCGACCGAGGTCCGCGGCAACGAGATCGTTGTGCCACCAATGGTGATCGAAAGGGGATCGGTGAATGACATAGGCATCACTCCTAGGAGCCCGGTTAGACTCCCGTTGACGTTTTGACGTGGAACGTACTACCTCTTACTACCCTTAGTAATACCAAGGGCAGCAAGGATGGCAAGCTGGCGCGGCGAGAAGCCGTCCCAGGTAATGCCAAAACCATAGGGGGTCGCCCGCAGCCTTTTCTTCGTCTCTACGACGAGTTCTAGGCTTGC